ACAACTGCTGTACCTCCTATGTCATCTTGTGGGTAGATACCTATTGTTATTGTAGCTGCTGCTGAAGCATCTACGTTAGATATTACTAAACTATTTACTTTCATAACTTTACCAGAAGATGCAGGATTGTTTAGTGCATTAACTGCTGAAGTTCCTGTAAGTAACGCTGTATCTGTCTTTGCCGTAATAGTAGCGACATTGACAATATTAGGTGCTGCCATTTTCTATATCCTTTCTATTAACCAAATACCATAGCCATCGCAATGGCTTTGCCTGTTGACGCTGCACTATTTAATTGCGTTTGAATATTACTAGTTACGCCATCTACATAATTTAATTCAGCAGCACTCGCTGTAACCAAAGTACCACCTAGTTTAAGTCCGTTAGAACCATCGTGTGATGCAATATCAAAATTGTATGTACCATCTAAAAAGGTAGTATTACCTTTTATAATAAGTGTGTCAGTTCCATCTTCATCATACTCTAAATATACATCTTGTCCTGTACCAAAATAAAGTTTCTTATCATCTACAATAGTTACGTCACTACCAGAAATAAGAAGAGAATCTGTCCCATCTTCATCATACTCCATCGTAACGTCTTGATCATTACCAAATTTAATAGCTTTATCATCAGCAATGTATATGTCACCCCATTCTGCACTTGTAGAACCTAGATCTGCTCCACCAACAGCATCTGGCAGTATAGATGTTTCTGCTGTAAATGTATTAGTACGTATACCAGATGTACCATTATCTATTGCACCAAAGCCAGAGGTTATAGAACCAGAGTCTAATGCTCCTGTTGTAACAATACTAGAACTACCTGCTATAGCACTATAGATTGAACCTATTGCAGTTCCTCCTATTGTTATAGCGTCAGCTTCTACTGTTCCATCAAAATACGCATCTTTAAATTCTAAAGCATCTGTTCCTAAATCTAAAATTGCATTAGTACCCGGTGTTAAAGCACCATCTGTTAATATTAACTGTTTTTCATTTCCTGCGTAAAAGTTAATTGTGTCAGCATCTTCAAAGTCTATCTTAGTTTGATCGTCTTCCCCTATTTTTATGTCGGTAGCTAAAAGAGAAGTTATGCCTGTCTGTGCTGCCTCTACATTTACGGTAACACCACCAGAAGTACCACCACCGCTTAAACCAGTTCCTGCTGTAACTCCTGTAATATCACCTGCACTAGCTGCTGCCCAAGCAGGAACACCGCTAGCAAGCGTTAAAACCTGATCGTCAGTACCTTTAGCTAATCTTACATAAGACGTACCATTATGATATAAAATATCTCCTGAAGCATCTGAACCTACATCAAAACCAGCAGCAAAGGTTACTTTACCACCGTCTGCTATTGTCATGGCATTGTCACCATCAGTATAGTCAATAGTTGCAGTTTCTATACTACCAGAATTAACTGTTAGTCCTGTAGAATCTATAGTTACACGTTTTGTATTATCCGCATAAAAGTTAATTTGATCAGCATCTTCAAAGTCTATCTTAGTTTGATCGTCTTCTCCAACCTTTAGATCAGTTGCTAAAACTGAAGTTATAGTTGTTTGTGCTGCGTCAATTGCAAAGTCAATATTATCATTCGATGTATCATATGTAACTGTGATACCACTTTCTGTATTACTAGAAAGCATATTAGTTCCAACTGTATCTCTAATGTAAGTTGCTAAAGCTGTTCCATCTACGGTTATTGCGTCTGCTTCAAGAGTACCGTCAATATCAGCATCACCGCTAATATCCAAACTAGCACCATCAACTTCACCAGTTACTGTAATAGAGTCTACATAAGCATCTTTCCATCGTACAGAACTAGAACCTAAGTCTACATCACTGTCAGACTGTGGACCAAATATATTGTCACCTAAATAAACCTGCTCAACATTCGCTGCATAGAAATGTATTTCATCTGCTGTTTCAAAATCTATCTTAGTTTCATCATCTTCACCTATTTTTATATCCGTTGCGAGTAAAGACGTAATGGTAGTTTGTGCTGCACCAAGAGCAAAGTCTAATGTGTTATCACCGTCCTCGTATGTAACTGAAATACCTGTTTCAGTATTACTAGTTACCATAGCACCGACAGTATCAGCTATTGTTTCAGCAAGTGTTGTACCATCTATAGTAATAGCATCTGCTTCAAGAGTACCGTCAATATCTACATTACCAGAAATATCTAATTCAGTTGCAACAATTTTATTATTAAATGTAGCTGCTCCTGCTTCTGACATATCCAATGTTAATGCAGTAATACCTGATCCACCGTCATTACCTTGAAAGATTATATCTTTATCGCTTACAAGTGATTTGATTGTCAGGTTGTCGCTATCCATACTGACATGACCGACATTAGTACTTCCATCTTTAAATATAACTTCTTCACCTGCTGCATCGAGTATAATATCTCCTGCACCATCTAATGTCATATCACCAGAAGATAATGCTATAGTTGTACCGTCAATATTGAAGTTATCTATATCTATACCAGCATCAGCAGTAATTACACCTGTTACTGCTAGTGTACTGTCCATAGTAACAGCACCGTTTATATCTACATTCGTTGCATTTATTTCTATTTCACTATCTGATACTAAATCTAATACACCATCAGCAGACTGATGTATATAACTGCCACTATCACCAAACTGTAATTGCCTAGTACTATTTAATAAGATACCAGTATCTGCTACATGAGTTAATGTAACATCCTGATCTGCACCTAAATAGATTACAGAACCGTCAGCCATATATAGATCACTAAATTCATTAGAAGTAGTACCTAGTGCTACTGCATTAGCAGTACTTGGATATAGTGCAGTTGCACTGACAGTTACTTGTTGCGCTGGTCCTAGTACAGTTATAGCACCGCCTTCAGCAGCAGTACCATCATGTGTATGTCCTGATGTACCAAAGGCACTTACAATGGCATCAAACTCTCCATCAAGGTCAGAAGCATTAATTATATTGCCATCAGCAATGTTATTAGCAGTATCGTTACGTGTATATCCTGTTCCCATTTTTAATTACCTTCTTGCGTGTGTAGCATATTCCAGTGTTAATGCGTCAAGCGCATACGGAACATCTGTACTATTGTCTGCTTCAAATTGTGCAGATACTGTATTTCCTGATCCTATTGTTTGTGCAGAAAATACTTTTTGTAGTTTAGCTCCATAGGTAGCTGTACCAAATACACCTGTACCATAGAACTGTGCAGCTCCACTACCAGCATTTGTAAATGTAACTGCTGGCATAATTACAGATCCGCTTTCATCAAAATCAAACTTTAAGTTTAGATCAAAGTTAACTCTACCTTCAGGGTCTAAATAAAACTGTGCTTTATATATTGTCTTTCTAAGTCTTGGATCATTGATTGGATAGAATGGTGTAGCAAATGTAGTAGCTATATTATTACCATCAAAGCTAGAAGTATCATTTTCCATTCTATGTAAGAAACCTTCTTTGCCAGAAAAGATAACATACTCTGTACTGCCTGAGTATACACTTGCACATGCTGTTACCTGTATACCCCTAGTTTCTGCAAAATCAATTACAGATGCTTCACCCGGTGACGCAAACTGTGTAAATAATATTCCCTGTGCATTAGGTCTAGTATAATTTGTATTCCAGCCAAATAATCTATATTGAGATTTATTACGTATAACTAAGCTAAAAAAGTTTGTATGGAGTTTTACAAACTCGTTAAACGTACCTTGTATCTTTTTAGTTATAGGTGCTAAACCAAAGTCACCAATACGTTCTGTAGCACTAAGAAGTCTTAGACCGTCAGGAGCCATAAAGACAACATCACCACCTATTTCCTGTACACTGTCAGTCTGTGTGCATCCTATGTCACGTGTTATAGGCTGTAGATTAAATGTAGCTAGTGCATCACCATTTAATCTAAAAATAGATGAGTCAGTAAAAACTATAAGCTGATCTCTAAAACTTTTTATTGCAACAATGTCAGCATCTAGTCCAATATTACCAGCACCATTGCCACTTTCAAAATCTGTAGTAGTAAGAGGTGCACCAAAACTTAACACCCTGCCTTTACCATAAAATATATGGTTCTTATGTGTAGCAACAACCTTTGCACCTATTACATCTGATGGTGCACTATCTAATACAGTAAATGTAGTGCCGTTGTATAATGCAGGTGCGTTTACTTCATCTACTATTACAAGTGTTTTAGTTCCTGTGAAATCTATCTCATCAAAACGTGTATTAACCGCACCTTCTCTGTCACTAGATATAAAAGTTATAACTGCATTATCTGCTGGACTGCTTGCTAGTGCAGGATGTATAGTTATGTTTACTTCTTTAGTTCCTGAATGAGAATAAGATGAAACAGTATTTTCAACTCTGTACACGTTATCTATTGCAGCTAAGTTACTACCATCAGCATTAGATATTGTAAATACATCACCTGCTTGTGGGAATGTGTCAAAGCCATCTGCGACTAGTGTTGTTCCTGTCTGACTGCCACCGTCAATTAATGGTGTACCATAGTTAGGTTTATTTATTTTAGTATAGCCACTACCTGCTGATTCTACTATATCGTTATTCATAGCTACAACAGCTTTACCATTAAAGTACGTCATGCCATTTGCATAGTTAGATGTAGTAACTGTAGCAAAAGTAACAACTGCACCATTAGCAGGGCTTGAATCTAAAGAACTAGTAAGCGTTAAAGTAACCTCATCTCTAGCAGCAGTATAACTAACACCACCTGAAGCTACTGTATATGTGCCAGATACACCAGCTATTGTAAGTGTGTCACCTACAGCAGGTGTAGTATGTATGGCTCTAAGTGCTAATGATGTACCTGTTTGAGATGCACCATTTACAACTGGATTACCATACGGAGCTATAATAGCACTATCAAACTTTTCATATCCTTGTATACGTTTGTAGCCTCCATCAATAGACGGTTCATAGTTACGTAGTATACGTGCAGAGCCGGGAGCATTAATAGCCTGTTGCAGTGGGCTAAGATTAGTTACAAGCCCACCCTTAAACTCTATTCTAAAAGTCTCCCAAGCGTCAGGCATTATAGTCCATCCAAGCTAGACCCTGCTGTAGATCGTGCAGATCCTAATCTACGTCCACCTGTGCTTGCAGGTATCATATAGGATCTCATGTAATGGTATCTGTTAATAAGCATAGAGCGCATTGCTTTGATACCTTCATCTGCTCTTTCTTTTAGTATGACTGCATCCTGTGTATTACCCCTAAACATTAAAGCGTAAAACATAGCCGCATCTACAACAATATGTTTAAATCTATCTGGTATTACCATAGTGTCACCATGTGCAGATAAGTCATCTTGAAACACATAGTAATCATACACTAATGTATATGCCTGATCAGGAGGTTCTACTAAACCGTATTTTAAATCAGGTCCATGAAAAACAAAACGTGGCAATGCACGTGTCTGACTTGCAGCATACTCTTGATCTACATATTTTTCTAAATATTCATCATATGTTATTACTGCTAATTTTCTAGTGTCATTTCCTAAGGTAGCATTTTCTTTAATTCTAAAAGATTCAAAGTCAATTAGTTTTGCATCTGTTGGAAATGCATAACGTGTAGTACCAGCAACTAACGTCTGTTCTTTTTGTGAATGATTAAAAGGCCACTCGTACTCACTCTCATTAATATAGCGTATACCTGAATTAACTGCATCTTTTGCATGTGCATAAAAACCTGCAGCTGAACCAAAATTAGAGCTAGTAAGCTCCACTTCATTTAGTCTCTTATTTACATCATTTACTAATGTTAAAAATGTTGTAGCCATAGTATATCCCTAAGTAGAAAGGGGCAGGTTTATCCCACCCCTTCCACATGTGTTACGCGAGTGTATCACGATCCACTTCATCTGCACCTACAGTGCCTATGTCATCAACGTCTAGCAATAATGCAAAGACACGAATAACACCAGCCGTTGTAGTTCCAGTTTGTGCTTGAATTAAGACATCAAGCGTATCGGCAGTTGCACCGACAGTGAGAGGACCATTTCCTGCACCTACACTGTAAGCACCTGCTGATGCAGCATCGAAGTCGAAACCGTCAACATATGCATCAACATCTACCCCTGTTACACCAAGATCAAGAGCACAGTCAGAAGAAGTACCAGCGTGAACTGTTGTTACTTCAAAACCAGCATCTAAAATCATAGTATTAGCAGGAACTGTAATTGCTTCAATAATATCAGCAGCAGCGAGTGCTGTACCTTTAGCGGTAGCAGCAGCACCGAAATCGATACTATTTTGTACAAGATATGGAGTTCTACCTCTAGGGCTACTGCCTCTAGCAGCAGAAGATAATGTTGTTACTGTAGCCATTATTCAGTCTCCCTTATACTAAGCAATAACGAGCAGTTGAGATTGCTTCTGGTCGAAGAATCTTACGCCCATACAAATGCATTCCCCGAACAATGTCAGCGAAGCTATCAGGATCACGATATGTTTCAGTCTTGTTAATCTGTTCAGCAGATGCAACAGAAGACATGTGACCAGCAACGATTACACCATAGTTACTAGCATTAGTACCACCAGTAGTGGATGGGCCAGTTCCTACGGAAGGTAGGTTGTTAGACATGTAAACTTTGAATCCATGAACATTGTTCAAGATCAAACCATTTTGTAGACCGCTTCCTCCGAAGTCACCATTCAGAAGACGAGAATCTTCATCTTTTAAAACTTCACAGAAAACTGGGTCAACAACTAACCAGCGATTGTTTGTGTCAACATTCTGTTGGTCTAGCAAACGAGCCATACGAGCTACAATTTGTAGTGGATGACAGTTACCAGAACCGGGAGTAGCAGAAGTTGCACCACCAGCACGTGCTTGAATACCCATTGCGTTACTGGAAGAACCACCGAATGAGTCAGCCATGATTTCCATCGAGGATAACAATTCGTCACTACCAGCAGTTGAAACTGCTTTTGCACCGTTAACAGTGGTATTTACAGTATCAGGAGCACTGTGCATCGCTGATTGTTTAAATCCAGAGAGATAACCAAGAACGTCTTGGTCAAACTGGTCAGCAAGTCTGTACGCTGCACGATCAGTAGCAAGTTGCTGGAAGTTAACATGAGAGTGTGCCTCTTCAATGTCATCGACTTTAAATGCAAAATAGTTTGCTTTGTCAATGGTTAGAGAGAACTCTTCATCATCCAGATCTTGTGGAGTGATCGTAGTACCACGTGCATACTCTTTGACCGTGATCTCTGGTTCTTTAATGACTTTAACGCTATCGCCCATATTAGCGATCTCGCCAAAGTAGTCACTATTTGTAATAGCTTCTACAATAGAAGCCTTACGAAAAGCTACTTGTACCTGCTTAGAGTAGATAACTGGTGAGAAATTACCATTAGGCAGGTTGCCGTAGCCTGTTGCGGTTGAAAATGCCATTTTATTTTCTCCTTTTACGACATCCTATGCGTACTAAAACATGTACGCTATGTTATCTACTTCACAAGGGCCGATAACAAAGAGGTAGTATATGTAAGGCCAACTACACATAGGCTCTTTTTATTCGGGTATCTTAGAAGTTTGGTGTAGTACATATGGGTAGTCTTTTGAAAAGGGCCACGTTACTACTAATTATGTATAGTTATATACACAATTATCTGTTTGTCAACACCTTTTATCGTGCTGAACCAGATACGTCATAAATAAACTTACCGTTACGTATAGCTTCCATTATGTCATCTGAATGCTTCTCATACTCTGATGCAGACATACGCTGTACATCTGACTCTTTATATGAGTTGCCACTATCGTCACTGGCAGGTTTACTTCTTTTACCTTTAGTAGATACAGATCTTGCTGCATCTTTAGATGATGATTTCTTTGCAGTTATGTTTCTGTCTGCTTTATATAAGTCAATAGCTCTAGCAGCCGAATGTGCATCGTCATCGTTTTCGTACAGAGCATTTTGTATCCATGTAGGCTGTTCTTCTGCCCATGTATGAAAGTCATCATCATTTCTTATATCGTCAAAGTCAGGGTGTAATTGCAACAACTCAGTTTCTGCACGTTGCTTTGTTACACTCTGTTGCATATCATTTAGTGCTTTTACTTTTTCTTCTAGACTAGCCTGTTGTTCAGCAGCTTTCTTTATAGCTATTGTTTCTACTATACCTGCAACATCAGGATAATCTCTAGCCCATGTTTCTATATCTTCGTCAGACTTAGGAAGTTTTATCTGCTTCTTAGTTGACTGCTCTAGCTGAAGTTTAAGAGTGTTAATCTCTGCTTTTAATTCGTCTGTTTGTTTCTGCTGATGCCTACGCAAATCAGAATATCTTTTCTTAAAAGTTCTTTCCTCTGCATTTGTAGGTTCATCTTCTGTTTCTTCTGATGAGGCATCTTGCTTTTGTTCTTCAACTAACTCTTGCAGTTCTTCCTCTTCCTGTTTTAACTTTTCTTCTCTTGAGTATGGCCTAGATATAAACGCTGTTTTCTGAGGCTCTACTTCTACTTGTGTTACGTCTGACATTTTATATTTCCTTTCGTTGGGGCTATGGTAGCCTTATTAGGGGCATAGGTAGCCAACACATGCAGTCTATTTTCTTGAAGCTAGACCGCCACGCTTCATCTTTTTCTTTTGTTTTTTCTTCTTAGGTATAAAGCCTCCTACTGCTGTAAAAGTTTCTTCTTCTGCTTGAGCAATTCCTGTTTCTGCTGGATCTTGCGCTTGTGCTTCTGTGCCGGGAGTATCTGGAGTAGATACATCAGGTGCTCCTTCGGGTTCGTCTGACATACTAAAAGCAAACTTTTCTTGTTTTTCTATTTCTGTTTCTCTATCTCTCTTTGCTTGACTAATTTTATCTTTAACGCTTGGATCAACTGTACCATAACTAAGTTGTTCTCTTTCAGTATCAGTAGGTGTTATGCCATATTTATCCATATCTGATAGTGCTTGAGTTGCTTCTTTACCTAGAACCTCACCATTTGCATTAGTACTATGACCTTGTGCACCTGTTGTACTATAGCCACCTACAGCATTAGCTTGTGATCCTACTGGTGCAGTACCATTACTTACGTTTGATAGATGAGCTAATACTTGTGCATTAGTTATTCCATATCCTCTTTTTGCAGTTGCTTCAATATCTCTAATAGACATCACATCACTGAACCTATCTACTAGTGCATCTTTCGCTTTGTCAACATTTTTTCCTAAATTGTTATCAAATGTTGCTTGAAGCTCGGCATACGCTTTTTCATTATTAGCTCTCAAATTAGACAATGCTATTGAGTTCTTCTGACCCGCAACTTCTAAATCAGTAAAACCTAATCGTGTTCCTGCAGCTAATCCTTTTCCAAGAAAACTAGTAGCTGTACCAACTTTCTCTCCATATGCCTTGCCTGAAAGAACATCACCATAATCTGCCATTTGATCAAAAGTCATTGCATTTGGATTAGGGTTATTCGCCATATCTGCAAGTGTAGTTCCAGTTTGATAACCTCCAGCAGCTGATGGATCTGGTGCACCACGTACATTTCCAATATCAGATGCCCTATTAAGAACATCTGGATCTACTCTAGTTGTTTCTACGCTAGCTGATGTAGTTGTTGGTTGCATAGCATTTGTTCTATTTTCAGGTGTGTCTCGTATAAAACCTTCTGGTAGCGGTGACACTGGTTGTAACTCACCTGTTAGATTATCTCTAGATACTAAAACACTGCGTATCTCATTTGTAGTAGGATTAAAGTATTGTTGCAAATTTGATCCTAATAACTGATCACCTCTTCCTGCACCTAAACCTGAACCGGGAGCAGTTACAGGTGTTCCTGTAGTAGAATATGTTGGTGCGCCTGAAGGTCCATATGTAGCAAATGCACCATTACTTGCACGTATAGGCATACCACCCCTATTAAGAGCATTCATCTGTTCTTCCATAGGAGAACCTGCAACTATAAGTAGATCAGATTGTTCAAATGGTACATCATCATCTAGTGTAGCTTCTTCAGAATTACCCATCTGACCCATAGCTTCCATACGTTTTAAACCTTTTTTAGCCTTATCACGCATAAGCATTAGCTTTTCTAAACCTATATACCGTACAACATCAGCAGGAAAAACAAACTCACCCGGACTTAACTTTGCATCAATGTCATCTCTGACTTCTTCTTTAAGTGAACCAGAAGGTACAACATTTCCTGATACAGAGTCTTTTGATCCACCCTCATCTTTTAGTCCACCTATATTAAACATTTCCATTTGTTGCATTGACATGTTCCCTTAGTTTTTTAATCCTATTATATGCCATGTTAGCACCCTGTGCTCTATGTATTGCTACCATGTCATCTGATTGTTCCAGTATTTTTAATTCTAATTCTACGAGCATATCTATATAGTTATTGAAGTGTTGCCATTGGCGGTTGTTGCTGACCAGTGGCTTGAGCTTGTGGAGCAGCTCCTTGTTGTGGTCCACTGAAGCCTTGCTCTCCGGGTACTGGTGCTTGTCCTGTTCCAATTGTTCCTCCTCCTGTTCCTGCTGTATCTGTTGGGTTTACTCCTGCTGGAGGTTGTGGTGGTGCACCTGCTCCCTGTGGTGGCTGTTCTGGTGCAAAGCCTTTCATTATCTCAGCCTGTATAGATGCTTCATCCATATTGTTTGTAACTTTGTCTGGATCAAGATCAAGAGATTTTGCAATCTCACGAATGATATAATTAAACTTAGCAAACGGTGCAAGTGCTGGATTAGATGTTACACCCAAGAATTGCATCAGTCTTTGACTGCGTACTTCGTTAGCCATTAAACTTTCTGTACCACGTGCAACTACTTCAAGATCACCTTTAATTGACGGATCAAAGTCAAACTGCATATTAAACTGAAATAGTCCTTCACCCAATGGTTTAAGTAGATAGTCATCTACGTTTTTAATTACTGTTTTAATACCACCTGCTGCTGCACCCATCAGCATAGATATACCTGATGCAGTTCTGCCTACACCTGCTATACCTGTCTGTCCATGTGCAAAAGATGGAAAACCTGTGCTCTCATCTGAAAGCTGTCTAGCTTTATCAAACATCATCATGTTCTCACTGGAAACATTTGGATATTTTGTACCGAACAATGCCTGTCCGGGTGCACCACCCTGTCTCCTGAATACTTTGCCCGGATAAACTGTAAGATCCTGTCCGGGTACTAAGTTTGTTTCGTCTACCTCTATAAGCAAGTTGCCTGACAGTACCGCATTGTCAACTGCCATACGCATAAAACCATTCATCAGCGTCTGCGTATCGTCCATGTTCTCTGCAATGCCTACACCAAAGAAACTGTACGGATTAAGTTCATATGGTGCTGCAACGTATGGTATACGTGCTGGTTTAAATGGATTAAGTACTACACGTATTAGTCTGCCGTTACATACCCATACATTTGCCTGTAACTCATCTAGATCTTTTAAGTCTTTTGGTATATCAATTTGCTGTTCTTCCAGCAGGTTTATATCTACTGTACCCCAATACTCCATAACTTCAAAACGATCTATGTCATGCTCTGGTGCATAGTCTGACAGATCATCTTCCCAGTATAGTTTAGTATAGTTTTCGCCTTCTGCTATCACTTCTTCAATTACACTGTCTCTAAAGTATGGGCGTTTTTTAAGAGCACGTAGCTGTGATCGTGACATCTTATGTCGTTCTATTACATACTGTGCTTCATCCATATTGTTAGCATCTGGATCTGGATAAAAGTTCCACACAGATACATGCGATACCTGTGGCACTGTTTTAAACATTGGATCATATTCACCGTCATCATTCCAGTTAGGATACTCTTTGTCAACAGCAAACGGTCCTTTCATTACACCTGTACCAAAAAGAGACATTTCAAATGCTGTGCTTCTTAGATGTTTACTTGCACCTGATTCTTCTAGCTGATCGTGTATCTTTTTCTGCATTCGTTTTGCTGCAACCAGCGCAGGGCTAACTGTAATTGCAGAACCTGTTTGACCCACTCCTTCTCTAACACCTTCTAAATCTCCTAACTTATTTTGGTACTCTCCTAGTTTTTCTGATAATGATGTTCTAGTAGCACCCGGTTCTAAATCTTTTCCATCACCAGAGAATCCATAAGGGCTGTTTAATATGTCACGCACTTCTGGAGATTCTTTAGGATCAAAATGAACATCACCTGCCACACCGTCAGGCAGTTGTGTTGGATCAATACTCAGTGGAAATTTATGATTAGCAAATAGTACATCTACTATCTGTCCGTATGCTGCCAGTGTTTTTGTCTTTGTTATTTTTATAAATACTCTAGATCTTTCAGACTCAGTAAACTGTACATCAGAACCATACAGTCCTCTGTAATTACGATATGCTTTTATCCAGCGTTCCTCATCCTGATACCTATAGTCTTCTGCTCTTTTATATCTTTCACTAATATAAGGTATTAAATTAGATATACCTTCATCCATAGACTCTTCGGCATCTTCAAGATGAATAGCATCTTCTTCTATAATAAAATCATCTGTCATTACATTTTTCCTTAATATCCAAAGACTGCATCTGCTACCTGCATTTGGCTAGGTGGTCTTTTACTGGGGTCATAATCAAATATATTAAACCTTGGTCTTGACATTATACCATATCTTAATGCGTCATACAAGTGGTCTTCTGCATTTGTATCTATGTCTTCAGGATTACGTTTGTCTAATGGCAATGCTGGCAGCTGTGATATTAGATTTGTACATCCTGAAAAGAATACTAGTCTTGGTTCTTCTGTAAATTCATCTACCTGTAGTCTTCTGTGTATTTCGTTTTTGCCAGACACTCTACTGCCTTTACTTCTGTCTGACGGCCTCCACCTGCATCCTCTTTGTATCATCTGCTCTGCAAGTGACGGTCCTGTGTCACCTCGTTTATGCCAGAGAGAACTATCCAGTACACCATACTTTATATTACCGTCACCTTCTTCTAGTTCTAGTACCATCTCTGCTAAATCAACTGCAAGAACTTTTGATACGTATAACTCTCTGTATATTATTATCTGCTCATTTGGTGCAACAGCAAACCAAAGTACACCACTATAAGAACCATAGCCATAGTCACATGCCCTAAACTTAACCCAGTTATTCGGTATATCAAAAGGCTCAACTACATGTATGTGTCTGTTAAACTCAGTAAAGGCTGCACCTTCTTTAATATCCCAATCGCCTTCCAGCAATTGTTTTCTTTGATGTTCAGGTAACGATAACAGCATTGCCTCGTAGTCACCTGTTTCAGCTAGGTATGGGTTATCTGCTAATCTAGCTGGTATAAACTTTCTTCTAAATAATGCCTTACCTGCTCTTGCATGTCCTGCTGGATACTTTAATACTTCTCCTGTTTCTATGTCAGTAGCTGGAAAACTTTTGTTATACGGAGCAGGATCAATAAACATTTTCTTGACCCACTGATGTCCCGGCCCTCCGGGGTTTGTTGTAGCTCTCATGTATACACCTAGTTCTGGTGCAGTGGAACGTAGACGAGATCGCATATAGTTCCATGCGAAAGGTTTAGACCATTGCGTTAGCTCATCAAAACCTATCCAGCTAAATGCTAGACCCTGATAGCGCATTACGTCATCATCTCTATCTAGATATGACATCCAAAGTTTTGCTCCAGATGGTGCGGTCCACTGCATTTTTCTTTCTGACCATTTTATACCCGGACATACTTTTGGGTACAACTCCTGCGACTTAGATATAAGTTCTCTTAGTTCCTCCGTTGTGTGTCGCAGTAACAACCCACTAAAAGATGGATGGTCAAAATACCTAGTAGGATCAGCTAACATTGCATAGCTTTTACCACCTCCAGCACTGCCACCATACAATACCTCTCGTTCTGGTGCAGCTAAAAACTCTGTCTGTGGTCCTTCATTCGGTTTAAATACTACGTTAAGTTCTTGTTCTATTTCTGTAGTGTCATACTCCAGCTTCTGAGGGGCCAATTCTTTTTGCACCGACTCTGCTAGTTTCGATTTCTTCTGCCTTTTTGATCGCCTTTTCCGCATACTCTGCCCATTTGCGGAGGCTTCTAGCTTTGTCCTTACGCTGTCGCTCATGCTTTATTCTTTTCTGTAGTCCAAGATGTGATATATACCTTCCTGTGTTTTTACTTAGCCACGCTGCAACTTCACGCAATGAGTACTGTCTAAGATACATCTTAGCTTTCTCCAGATGGTCCAACTCTTCTTTGATTGGCAAGAGCAAGTCTTCGTCTTCTGGATCGACTTCGTATCCGAACGGTACTGTTCTAGCAATACGTGGTACAGGTAGCCACTCATTTTCTTCCTTTATATCTGTTGGTTGCGGTAGTTTCCATTTGCCTAAACTTCTGTTCATTATTTTTTTCTAGATGTTACTATCATAGATCGATTAGCTCTTTTAGTTCTAGGGTTAGCTTTTGGTACAGGTTTTTTATTAGGCTTTGATCTTGGCAAAGGAGGTTTTTTCGTAGTGGGTTTTTTTCTAGGTATAGGTACTTTAGTTTTATTTTTTGCAGTAATTTTTTTTCCACCAACTGTATCTGCACCTAGTAGAAACCCAACACCAGCACCTTGCAATAGTGCATTAACAGCATCTGTTTGAGTTTGTGTTTTACCTTCGGCTATTCTTTGTATAGCGTTATTCATCCTCTTATTACTTATAAGAGCACTTGGTTTTGAAGCTCCCGGTAGACCACTGTTTCTATCTGCCATTAAATCATCAAATGTTTCCATAGCATTTTCTGCATTTCTTTGTTGTGCAGTATTTAATGGTTTATTACGAACTCTTTTTTTTAATTTTCTATTAGCAATTCCGATTACTGGTTTTAATTTTTCAAGCGTTTTTCTAGTTACAAATGATCCCATTTAATCATCCTCCTCTGCTTTTGCTTTAGGAGGCATCAGCATTACACCACCTGTTGCTTCCACCTGCATCTTCTCTGTCTTCACCAAACCTGTGCGGTCTAACAGTTCTTTAGCTGCTGACATCTTATCTCGTATGCCTAGCTCTGTTGGATCTAACAGTGCACCTGCCATAGCTACAGCAGCTTTAGGTGCATTACGTGCCATGTACTGCTGTGTAGCTTCCAGTATCTCTTCTTTCAAACTCTTAACTATATTAGTTGTAGAAGATCCTTCTGCATATCCAGCTAGTTTCTTTGCAGTTGCTACATCGCCATTTGCGTCATCAAATAGCACCTCTAGAAACTTTAACTGATTTTCTGTGTATTGTCTAGCCATTTAATATTCCTGTTTTCATAATATTGCTTAATCTTAATGCTCTGCCTTTTACCTGCTTTGCCCATCTAGAGTTTAACATTTCTTTTGCAGCAGTACCATAGTCTTCTTTATGTACAGCTGCCCACATCTTTTTAAATTTCTTTAAACGTGGTACACCTAAGTTAAATGCCATATTCAAGCATACAATCTGTCTGCCTTCAGTTAGATTTTCAATACAAGGGTGAGCAATAGAGAGTTCTCTTTCAACAATATCAATATCGTTCCTAAGAAGGTATCTAGCACCACTTTCTGTTATTCCTATACAGTAAACTTCCTGCATGGTAGTAAAGCCCAAGTGTTGCAATTCTGCAACAGTTAAACCTCTTTCTTCTAAATTCCTTCCAACTCCAATTGTATCTATATCTAAGCTGTCCTGATAAACCTGCAGCTTCATGCCTTCATCGACAATCAGCATTTCAATTAGCTTATCCCTGTCGTAATTCATTTATTTTTTCTTTGGCATTGCAAAACCAAAATATGCACCGACAAGTGCAGATAATGAACCGTACATCATCATAAGAATACTGTCAGCCTCTGCAAACCTAGTAGGCCATATTAGTACAGCAGTAGTTGCAATAAGCATTGTGCCTAATGCAGTCCATGCCATATAGCGTCTGTTAGATTGATATGCAACTTTGTCTACTATTACGTTTTCTTCTGCCATGTTTATTTATCTCCTATTTTTTAAATAGTTTAGTGGCACTGCGTACCCCAAATGATGCAGCTACAATTACAGAAAGTGCATACTTATACCAATCAGGCATTAGCTGTAGCTGACCAAAACCTATCTGCACTATGTCTTCACAACCGGGAACAAATGCCAGTACCAAAGGTATTGAAAATAAAATAGTAAGCCATTCATCTTTCCAGCTACCCTCACTTGCTTTAGCCTGTGCTATATCCCAATCTATCTCACCTGTAGCCTGTCGTTCTTTTATCTTAGCTTCAGATTTAATAGTAACGATCTTAGCTTCTGTCTTAGCTTTCTTTTCAGCTACGTGACCATCCAGCCATGTACCAGCTAAGTTAGCCACTGGTCCTATCAAAGATCCTAAACCAAACATTAAGTTCTCCGTTATACTTTTACCGAAAAAGACTCACCGCAGCCACACTGACTGTCTGCCATTGGATTAGATACTTTCAAGTATGTTCCTCCTAATTCCTTAACGTAATCTATTTTACTTCCTAGTGTGTACATTACACTCATACCGTCTATGATTAAAGATATACCGCTTCCTATATCAATTACTTCATCTTCTTTAAGCGGTCCTTCTGAAAAATCCCATATATATGAGAACCCTGAACATCCACCGCCTTTAACTCCAAATGCAATATAATTTTTATTATGATCTTTTGTTATACTGCACAGATATTCTTTTGCTTCATCAGTTATCGTCAGCATTTACTTTATGACATTCACATTTACACACACAAGGATCACAGTTGCATTCTACACAACTGTCGCATTTACATGTATTATCTTCCATTAGCCATATACTTTCCTGTCCAGAACCACCTGTATGCTTGACCATAGCCATGTTATAAGTCCTACCTTCATAATATTGTCTGTAGTAACCCATGTGTCTATCAACTCTTGTAGCCACCGCCTTTTTAGTTTAATACTTCTTCTTTAATGACTGCATAGGTCTGTAGTCTTTAACTGACCCACCTGCTGTGTACATATGCTGTTTTTTATTAGCCATACCACCATATGCCATCTTAGGTTTTGTTATAGCACCACCTGCATATCTTCCTAGATTGCGTCTTCTACTTGCAGCTTTTCTTCTGTTATCGCTTTCTATTCTTTGTCGAACTTCTGCATTTCTTGCTAACGCATCTAGTCGTTCACGTGTAGTACGGCCTGTAAATTCACCTGTCTCTGGATCACCCATGTCATCTCCACGTGCTCGCTTTGGTTGCGGTGGTTCTAGTGCTAATGCTTCTGCTTTAGTTTTCTTTTTCTTAGAACCTCCGGGTGTTCTGCCTTTTGCACTATCTGTTTTCGGTTTAGGTGCATCTTTTCTTCTATTGCCAGTTCCCTGACCTGCTCTTACTAATCTTTGTGCTTCATACTTTGCATCTGATTTTAGCCACCGCTTTTCAGCATCTGTTAAAGGTGGTCCATCTCCGTTTGCATGTTTTTCTTTCTTTATCATTAGTTCTACATATTTTTTTACACGATCTTTTTGTGCAGGAGTTTGAAGAGTTTTCCATGCTGGTAAATCTCTAGCTGCTGTAATCTTACCTAATTGTCCTTTAGCTACAGCCTCATCTGCAATCTTAGCATCACTAGCTGCTCTCATTGATTCTGCATCTTTTGCTTTTGGATTTTTTGCACCCTTACCCGGTGCTGATCTAGCACCTGCACCCACTATGCCTCTTTGTGTGGATGCTTTTTCTTTAGGCTTCTTTTTATCTGCTCTAGCTTTAGCTTTAGCTTCTTTTAACTTTTCCATAGCTTTTCTAGCTTCTAGTGTGCCTTTTGTAGAAGCAGGTTTTGATCTAATCTTTTTTATAAGTGCGTCTAATTCAGCATCCGTTTTATCTGCTAAATTTTTAGGTATCGTTATTTTTGCAGGGCGTTTCTTTTTTTCTAGTTTACCCGATGGCTTACCTAATCTACTTACTCTTCTTGATAATACTCCCATTACTTTTATCCTCTTCTTTTATCTTTAACTAAGCCACCAGCAGTATACATATGTTTCTTTTTATTTGCCATGCCCCCATAAGCCATTGCAGGTTTCTTAACTCCACCGCCTTTGGACTTTTGTATATGTCTTTTTTCACGTTTTTTTGCTTTTAGTTCTTCTATACGTCCTTCAGCATAGTCTACTGCATCCTGTAAAGATGCACCGGGTTTATATTTTTGATACTCAGCTATATACCCATCTCGTAAACTTTCATATGGGTCTTCTCTACGTTTCCTGCTTCTGGTAGGTAGCTTCTTATCTATACCCTTGGCTACTCCTGCAAGGATTCCTTCACTCGATAATAAACTAGATGGCATTTAACATTTCCACTTCCTTAATGACTTACCCATCTTTCCATCCTTCAAGCAACATGCTTTTCTCTACGTGTTCTAAACTGTATCGCATACCAGTTGCCTGTTCTATTGCAGCACGTACAAAGAATACGTCACTGTGTGGTATATGTAAGTTTCTAAATGTTTTATTCTTTAGTGCTTCATAAAACTTTGTTAAAATATTATCTGTACGCAGTCTCACAGAGTAATCTCTCCAAATGATACTGCCAGTGCTACAAATCCAAGTATTACAAATATAGCTATAACTAATCTCATAGCGTCCCTGTCCAGCATTATCATCTGTATTCTATTGCCTATACGTGACAGCATATCCCTGTAGTTCATATATGTGCTCCTTTAATTAGATCTAGAGTTCCACAAATCAAATAAACTTTTAACTTTCTCTTTTAATACAACAATATCGCCATGCATTTTAGCCAGCACGATAATTAATGTTATTATACCTAACAGTACAGGCCATGCACGTATTAGTACATCTATTAAAGAAATAGAATTAATGTCCATTTAAGTGCCTCACTATAAGTGTACATCTAAGTGTTATATCTTAGAGTTTTTTTAAGTTTTATTTAAGGGAGTTTTAAGTGTATCACTTTAAGTGATCTATTATATGTATATAGTTATACACACATCGTCAACCTCTGTCAACTAAAAAATACAAAAATATTAAAAAAATATATATAAGTGTGTCTAATAGGTCACATATTACTGTCACTTGCCGTACTGGTTAACAGTGATTTTTCCTAATCTGTGTGTTTCTACGTATATACGTAACGTGGGTACGGGGGGTGGCACATGCCCGGGTCATGTGATGTGTGGCATCCGTGCATCATATGCCATGTGTCATCCGCAAATGCGCTACATTATGTGATGTATATGTCATAATGCACTACATATGCGAGGCAATCCAGCCAAACAATGCAAGTGTTATCAAATCACTTGCCAAGAGAGAGTGATGTCGAATGTGGCAATTATGCAACAGTGCAAAATACCCTACGGGGGACTACAAATGGTCACAGAATACCACCCCCCTAAGATGAGGTCCAATGTTGGTCCTAGCTAACTATCGCGCGACAAAAGCGTAGCTTTCGCGTGTGAATAGTTGGCACACTTTTTGTCGGCACTTCAAACCCCACAACTCTCTCCTCTTTCTTTACGGTTTACTTACGTGTTATTACTTATACTTTAGTGAAAGTAATAACACTTAGTAAACCTAGAAAGAGAGAGAAAGAACATGACCAAACTTCCTGACAACATTCAGCAACAAGCTCTTGAGCTTTTCGGTCCTGACTTTGATCTTAACGATCCATTCAGTGAACAGCTAATTAGATTAGCTTTCACCCTAGATGGTCCTGACGATGATACAGAGTAATCATCGGTAGTAAATAACTTAACTTTAAATCGGAGATTTAACATGACTACTTCAAAAGCACTTACAGTGATCCCTGCAATCGACACTCTAGAGAGTGAAGGTTTAGCTTTAGCTAAAATGTACAAAAAAGAACAAGCTTCCTTGAAAAGGAAGTTCAAGCAAAGCACAGCTTTGGATGGGTTTGATTACCGATTAGGTAAACTGTTGAATACCCTCTCTGCTGAAGCAGAGGGTGGTAAGATCAAGTCTAAAAGACTTGCTGAAGTTGGCATAGCCAACATCGACAAAAGACGTAGAGCAGAAGCTCTATGGTTCTATCGTAACTACGATGAAGCTACAGCTTTCAACAAAGCCTCAAAGAAAGGTTTCACATCATTAACTGCTCTGCAGTTGGCAATGAAGAAAGCTGATAAGTCCAACGATGGACCTAGCACCGAAGGTGATACCGAAGGTAACACTGAAGGTAAACCTTCAACTGTTAATGCTGAAAGCATTGTAGCAAATGTCTTAGCTACTGCTAAAAAGTACGACATTGATTTACAACAAGTTGTAGAGTTGCTGATTGACTCCGCAACTGCTGATGATCCATCAGCATATCACCATGATGTGGCTTCAATCCAGATTGCAATGGAAGAAAGGAAAGTTGCCTAATGGCAAAGTTTCACATCCTCCCAGTTGGAACCCATAAACCCTTGGGTTCTAGCTGGATCAAAGAAGTGCCTAATGACATTGATGTGACTGAACCTATAGTATATAGGTTTGGTCAGTCAAAGGCGATGGCTGACACTTATGCCAGAACTATGCGAAAGAATAGATGGGATGAATTGCGTCAACTTGCAAAGCAAATGAAGTCCAACATTGGACCTAACAATGGAGAATAAAATGGCTACTACATTGAATACACCTAGAAACGCACCATTTACCTTGACTAGGTTTTGGGGTGGTGAAACCAAACGTGTTTGTGTTAATGTTGGCATGGGATGGAATAAGCCTGTTAACTTGACACGAAAGGAAGCTAAAGCTTTGGCTACAGCATTGAATGAGTTTGCTAATGGCAAAGAAACGCCAACCTTTTAGATATTACTTAGTATATCTTAACTAAGTCCAACCTTGGACCTAACATTTTGGAGTGTACAACATGACTAAAAGATTTGAAGTAAACTATCGTGATCTTGCAATGGCATATGCAGATAATGGTTACGTATGTTCGTATGAGGATCTTGCTAGGATGTGCCTTAAATACATGAGCATTGACGATGTGAAGGACATGCTTATCGTCAATGAATTGGTTGATCTATCGGGGGATGAATACGATGGAGCTTGACGTATTGCATATACTTGGTATATGTTGGTTTGTAGTAGTAATAGGTTTTTGGGTATTGTTTGCAACTAATCATAGATTATAGGAGATTACCATGATTAAGGATTTGTTTCGTTACTGTGATGACATAGGCATGTTCGCTAGTGACAGGCCCATCAATGATGTTGGTGGTGTGAAGGGATCGTGTGACCACAGGACTAGTTTCTGTGATGAAACCTGCTACAACGTCAAGTTGTACAGGATGTATCCCAACATGGGCAAGCGTGACGAGCGATGCGAGAAGGAATGGCAGGTAGTCACAGGTGAAGCTGTCAAGACTTGGCTATCTCGCAAGAAGAAACAGACTAAACGGGCTAGACATATGACTAGAGGCGAAGCCATCAAGGATCTATCCGACATCTACCGTGTCAAGGACATAGCACTAGCTACGCCTGAGACTACGTGGTGGATACCTACACGTGCATGGCGTAACACATTACTGCGTGAGCTAATCCAAATTGAACTATTCCCTATTCCAAACATAGCTCTTAATGCGTCACTTGATCCATCCAACACACAGGACGAGGAAGACAGTTTGATTGCTGATGGTTGGAACATCATGTACTTTGGTGATGACACCAAGTATGCAGGAATAGGTGAAGCATTTAAATGCCCTAAGACATGGAAGAAACTTTCTGGACATTGTGCTATATGTAAGGCAGGATGTTTCAGCCAGACTACCATAGGTAAAAGAGTAACAGTTCACTTATCATCACACTAGTCCAACATTGGACCTAACAATGGAGATTGAATATGAATATTCTACACGTTAACCAAGGCAACATACGTAGCAATATACACAGGGAGCCGAAGGATAGGTTGCCTGTACTAAGAGCACAAAGTGACAACGGCACACTCTATGGTGATAGTATTCACATACTAAGCGAGGATGGTGACGTAGTAGCTACCATTGTGTACAACCCTGATAATCCACTACCCTGTGGGGCTAGAGTGTGGATTGAAACTGAACTAGACGTAGCGATAGGAGATTAATCGTGATTAATTATACTGGACTATTTGCATTAGCTGTCACCGAAGGTGTCAAAGAAGTTAATAAACTCAGAGCCAAAGGTGCAGATGAGGACTACGGACCATGTGGGTTCGCAACTATCTCACTGCCAAAAGCAAACACTAAGTTTGCAAAGTGGGCAACAGAACACACCACTGTATTTAAGAAGGATGAGTGGCGTACTGGTGTGCACTGGTGGGTAGGGGAGTACAACCAATCTCTTTTATTTAAAGAGGCATTTGCTATGGGTGTAACTCGATGTCTTGGTGAGCATGGCATTGCCGCATATTACACATCAAGGATGGATTAAAGGAGGACATGACATGAGTACAGATTACAGAGTTGAAATGCAACAGGAAAATATCATAGACCAACAGGCTAGGGAGCTAATCAAAATAGGTATGTCACTCGATGATGCCTATGAGATGGTAGAGGATTGGCATAGCAGAAACAGCTATGGTTCTGGTAAAAGCTATAGGCTACCCACAAGGGACTTAGCACTTAATCGTGACCTCACTGTGTGGGATGTGGTTAAGCTATGGGAGGAAGGTACAGGTGGCACTATACCCAACGACATAGTGGACGCTATGAAGTTTCTGCAATGGCAGGGACGCAATGGAGATACACGCAAGTTTAAAGATAGAAGTATCATACAAGTGTTAAGATATTTTATTAAATACTATGAGGAGAAATAATATGATTAAAAACTGGGTAGTAATTAAAGACGTAAAGTCAGGCCAAATAAAGGCGTGGCGTGATTATAACGATGATCACGTATGGGGTGCAGCCTCATATGAGGTGCTAGGATACCATACAGGTACATACAGGGATGCAATTAGGCTAGGACAAAAAGGAGATTTGGCATGTTAAGAGATACATTAAGAGATGAAGTAGAAAAAGAGTATACATATTTCTATGGATACCAGCCTGATCAGTCTGTAGTGGACGCACTTAATAATATGACAGACGTAGAACTACAGGATGAATTAGATACTCTTCAGTATCAACAATCCATAGCTTCTTTTAATGGGGGCTGTACAGATGAGCATTGACAGTGTATATCACATACTGGTGCAGGACTTTATAGGCAGGGACATCTATGTACCTTGGAAGTCTACACCACACGTGAAGCATGTGGAAGAACACCACTATCCATCTGCTAAAAAGGCAGACAACCTAGTGCCTACTAGACCAGCACCACCGATAGATACTAATCGTGGTACTAACTTAGACATCTTAGTATAAGGAGTAATCAAATGTTTATAGGATGGTCAGACCAAATGCCCCATGACTATACTGTGGTGCAAATACCATATGAGGCTACAAAGGATTGGATACTTAACATTCATTATGCCAAGCGTATGCCGTCTATTAGCTATGCCTATGGTCTGTATCGCCACGATGAGATGGTTGGCATGGTGTCGTATGGCAGTCCAGCATCACCGTCTTTATGCAAGGGTATCTGTGGTGAAGAATACAAGTCTGATGTTATTGAATTAAACAGGCTAGTGCTCAAGGACAACCTGCCAAATGAGGCTAGTTTTCTGGTGGCTAGGTCACTAAAGCTATTGCCTAAACCTAAAGTGGTGGTGTCCTATGCCGATGCAGGTGGACACTTTCACACAGGTTTTGTATATCAAGCTACCAATTTTTTATTCACCGGGACCACCCGACCACGCACTGATATAGCCGGGAAGGATGGCAAACATTCACGCCATCATCTAGGTGATATTACAAAGAGAGTAGCCAGAACTGCTAAACACAGATATGTTTACTTCATTGGCAGTAAGAGGGAGCGTAAGGTTTTGCGTGAAGCATTACGCTATCCAGTATTAGACTATCCCAAACCATAACAAGGAGAAAACAAATGCCTAGAACTAACTTTGGAAAATCGAGAACCCATGACAACCCATATGCTATTTACTCAGATAATAGAGGGTGGGAATGGAGAGTGTTAAAGACCTACAAACATTCATCTGTTGAGAAGAATGATGGGTTTGCCCGATGGTATGTGTCAGCTACATCTCCCCTGATGCATGAAGGATCTTACGAGTATGGTGACACATATTGCAGAGACATAAAGGATAACTTCTTAGTGAAGCTAGTATCTGCTGACAAGGAATGGTTAGAAGAATATGGAGAAGACAAATGTATATAGAAACTGTTTACAAAAACGTAGACTGTTACGGTGACATCAGACTAGACAGTAACTTTTCAGTCTGTTGTGACGATGAGGACTTTGATGGAATCGTTGCCGATATAAACACAGAACAATATAATACTTGGGAAAAGGTAGTAGATTATCTTTTAGAAAACTACCGTAAGGATATAGTAGAAATCACAACATGTTAAGTTATTGACATTACAAATTTTATGTGCAACAATAAGTCCAACATTGGACCTAACAAAAAAGGAGAGTCTGTTATGACAACAGCAAATAAAATACAGAAGCAACTAGAACTACGTGGCCGCATCCTTAACAAGGACTTCATCTTTAGGAAGCGAGTACACAAAAGACGTTGGGAGTTTGGTAAAGAACTTAAAGAGTTTAAGTCTTATCAGTTTGGTAAGTTCTCTATCTATCTTTCCAAACAACCTGTTGTGTTCTGGAATATGCAGGGGCTAGTGTCCACAACTAAGCGTGACTACACGGTGCAACCTGCTACCAGATACATGTACAACACAAAGCATAAATCTGCATAGCAATATAAAGGGAGGTCTGTTGTGCGTATTAAACCAATCAACCCAGTTGCACGTGAGATGGCGTACAACAGGCCACGTACCCAAGTGGTGAAGCCTAAGAAGGGCAAGGGATCATATAACAGGAAGAAGGACAAGTACAATGATGCGGTCAGAGTTAGTATTTCAAAAGATACCAGTTAAAAAATCAGCGTTGGATAAACCTAAGAAAAACGAGTGGAAAATACAGAGGCGTAAGCAACGCAAGTTTAAGCACAGTCAGAGGAGCATGGAAAACTATGGCAGATAAGGACATAACTGATCTACTTGAATGGTGGTACAGTAAACCCGACACATGGGCTGGTACATATAAGGAAGATGATGATGGGGTGGTTACACTGACTCTGTTTAAAAGAAAAATATTTCAACGGAAAGAAAGCACAGATGATCAGCTACAACGTGCCAGAGGCAGGAAGCCTAGAGGGGATGTGTGGTGTTAAATGAAACCATAGCTGCATTGGGTGCTACGATCACGTGTCTTGCTCAGAACATTTACTTTGAGGCACGTGATCAACCCACCATAGGACAACGAGCAGTGGCAGAGGTGGTGTTGAATAGGGTGCATGATCCACGTTGGCCTGACACTGTGTGTGAGGTGATACGTGAAGGGCCAACGTATAGCTGGAAGCAGGACTATCCTGTGAAACACAAGTGTCAGTTCAGTTGGTACTGTGATGGCCTGTCTGATAAACCAAAGGATCAACGTGCATGGACAAAAGCTATTGCCATTGCAGAGGATGTATACTATTCTTATGGCTTATCAATTAACACAGTGGACGGTGCTACATTTTATCATGCCACTAACGTAGATCCTGAGTGGAGAAATGTAGAGTACATAGTAACAATAGAAGATCATATATTTTATAGATAGGATAATGACATGACATCATGGAATGATTTTAGCAAAGCAATTAACCTTGGAGTTTTTGATGGATGGAGTGAAGATTACGGTGAAGGATGGACTGACGAGAGAGTTGAAGCTCTTGTTGATACACTCATATGGAATTTGTTTGACAGATTAAATGACATCACTGGTATGAGTGAGGAGCAAAGATATGCTTTAATATTTCAGTCTTTAGAAAAACGATGGGACAACATAGACCATGACCACAATTAAGGATGAAACTTACATACGTTTAGCCAAAGATAAAGCAGAGGGTGTAAGCCTAACTGATCCAGAGATAACCTATGTAAGAAAGATGGAGGAGCTAGAGCACATGTCTGACTTTAGACCTGATTGGTTTTCACCACAGTACAAACAGAAAAAGATAGACGGTTTGTATGCTGATCTTATGAATGACTTAAAGGAGACTTGACATGGAATGGGAAGTAGTGTATCTATTATTCATGGTTGTGGTAGGTATACTGGACACAACAGGAGGATAGCATGAATTACTACCCTAGATTTTATAGACTGCCTAGATATATACAGAAAGAAATAAGATCAAAGTATAACGAACCGTTTACTTTGGACGCCATAGAATATGGTGAGTATTTATTTGAAGAACAAGTAGAAGAAGACATACAAACATTTAAAAACTATTAAAGGAGAATAGCAATGCCTAGATACGAGGTATGCATACACGTTGAGTTACCCGATGAGCATCCAGAGGTGGACGAGTTGGAATATATGGTAGATATATCACACCAGATGACAGAGACATTAGGTTTGTTTGATATACCAAGACTTGTAGACTATGCTATGCATCATGCAAGTGAAGATCATCCGGGTTGTGAACTTAGCTTGGGATTTATAAAGGAGATACAATATGTTCACTAACAATATAAAGTTTTTTGTGGGGTCACTTACACTGGTAGTGCTGTTGGTAGTGCTCACATGTGCAGTAAATGCGGAAACACCCGGATGTAAACCTATGAAAGAAGCTATGGACCGTTTGCAATTCTACTACAAAGAGAACATTGTCTTTAGGGGTATATCTTCAAGAGGGCATATAACACTTATCCATTTGAATCAGGAGAAGGGAACATGGACCGCTACTATAATAAGACCTACCAATCCCACCATTATGTGCGGTGTAGATGTTGGCACAACAGGAGAATTACTAGACTATGAGAAGGACAAACTCTACAAATAATAGTTATAGTAACTTAGTTATGGAACTTGTATGGAAAGCTGCCCATGCTGACCCTACATATGACATAGAGAGGGCAAAGGTTGTTGCAGACATATGTAAAATACCTGTAACTACGCTTATGAAAGTAGTACAACATGCTCAAAGAACTCCCAAGAGTGTTAATTGGGATGTCATTAGTAATAAGATAAAACAATAGGAGACAGTACATGGCTGATGAACATGAAGGTACACCCATAACTACCAAGACTCCACTATACACGCTTGATTGGTACATCAAGTGGATAGCTAGTCTTGTGCTTATGTTTGGTATGATACTAACTGCTAACAATGTGTATCCTGCTAACTTATTTTTTCATTTTGTAGGTATAGGTGGGTGGTTAATTGTAGGTATGATGTGGAATGACAGAGCATTAATGGTTATAAATACTTTTGCTTTAGCTACACTAGCTACCAGTATAACTAGATTGTACTTAAATAATAACCCTAGTTATTTTTGCTTAGACTGTATATAATTGTAGAAGGAGATTTATTATGCGTAAACCTATGACAAAAGAACAACGAGAAGCATCAGCTAAACGTCTTGAGAAAGCACGTGCAGCCAAACGTAAACCTGCCAACCTCAGTGTGCATGAAAGTGTGCGTAATCTAGACAGTGAACACCCTGTGACTATGGACAAAGTTAAGTCATGGATAAAGCACAATGAGGAGATGCTTTCATCTTTGAAGATGTCATGTAGAAAAGACAAGGCTATGCAGAAAAAACTTAACAACGAAATGAATATACTAGAAATGTATATACATAACATGAAGTTCTATCTGCGTACTGGCTTGTGGCTAGACAGTGTATACGGTCAGGACAGGGAGCACAGTGTGATAAGAAAGTGCACAGTCATGGCTTATGATAAGCAAGGCAATGCCAAACGGTCAGTGGGTGTACACTATCCTGATATAGGTTTGTACACTAAGGAGATGCAACAGGAGGAAGTGGAAGCAGTATGAGGCCCATATCTGTAAAACGATTAGTCAACTTGTATGTGCAGTCACCAGAGTTTAATCGGCTACGTGATAGAACACAACTAGATTACAAAAGGTTCTTGAAAGTATTGACAGATACCTTTGGTGAGAAGACAGCCAATGCTGTGTCAGGCAAGGACGCTAGACTAGCCTATGAAGAATGGGTTAAGCGTGGCATACAGTTGGCTAACCATGTATCTGTCGTAGCAGGTAGAGCATACAGGTATGGGCTAGACATGGAGTACGTGAAGAACAATCCGTTTACGCTGGTCAGAAAGATTACTCCTATTCCACGTAATGTTACATGGACAGAGGATCAAGTGCGTGAGTTTCTTAACATAGCATATGGTGACTTTGTTTACCGTAACGTAGGACTGATAGTACAGATGGCATATGAGTGGTGTCAACGTGTGGGTGACATGCGTATGCTTGAGTGGTCTAGTATAGACTTCGATAACAAGAGGCTAGACCTAGTGCAGTCCAAGCGTGGTGCATCTGTGCATCTACCCATATCAGATGGACTACTTGAGATGCTGGAAGAACAGCGTAATGACTTTGACTTTCAGCAGTATGTAGCACCTATGCCTACACCTGTGGATGGCGAGTACAAACCATTCTCTATGGAGAGGTTGTCTAAGATAGGTAGAAAGATCATGCGTCAGGCTGAACTGCCAGAAGAGTTACGCTTGATGGATCTACGTAGAACTGGTACAACTGAGATGGTAGAGGCAGGTGTGCCACTGCCACAGATCATGTCGGTGACAGGTCATGCCAATCCACAGTCAGTGAAACCGTACATTAAGAATACATACCTTAGTGCTAACAGTGCATTGACTGCACGACAACAGTTTAAGGAGGAATGATATGCCATATAAAGATCCACTCAAACAAAAAGAATATCAACATAACCATAACAAGAGGTACAGTGAAAGGCGTAGAGAGCTACGCATAAAAAATTGGGACTTACAAAAATTTCAAAAAATTAGATACAGAGCTAAGAAAGAGGGTATACATTTTAGCATTACCGCAAAATATATAAAGTCTATGTACCCTGAAGATGGGCTATGCCCTGTATTTAAAAAACCTTTTGTGTTCGGCGAACTAAGTGAATGGAACCTGTCTGTTGACAGAATAATACCAGAGCTAGGCTATCGTGAAGGTAACATAATACTAGTGTCTAAACGTGCTAACACAATGAAGAGTAACGCTGAAGTAAAAGACATAGTTAAATTAGGCAGTTTTTATACTAACCTTTTAAAGGAAAAAGAATGTACAACTTCATCCAAAACCTAGACATACAAGAGTCTGAAACAGTCAGGATGGATTGCCCTGAGTGCAGAGGACGTAAGACATTCACAGTAACCAACAACAATGGACAGCTACTGTGGAACTGTTACAAAGCATCGTGCAGTGTAAGTGGCACACATAAGATGAACATGTCTGCTGAGTCTATATACAGGAGATTAAACATGGCTGAAGAAAGCCACACCACAGAATTTTGTATGCCAGTAAACATTGTGCCTTTGAGTGGTGAGTATACACACGCAATGGCATGGACTTCTGGTTGGGATTTGTCACCAAACAAACACGGCTTGATGTATGACATACGTGAACACAGAGTTGTGTTTCCTGTTGTTCATGGTGGTGTCACAGTAGACGCTACAGGCAGAGCAATAGGTAAGCGATTACCTAAGTGGAAACGATATGGAAATAATAGGTTGCCATATGTTCACGGTTATGGTAAGGTGGCAGTTGTTGTAGAGGATTGTATAAGTGCTGCTCTCGTTGGAAGCGATCGACATACAGGTGTAGCATTAATGGGAACGTCAATGTCCAATGAACAAAAGCAGTACCTATCACAATTCTCTACAGCATTGATTGCTTTAGATCCAGATGCAATAAGCAAGGCACTACAAATAACAAAGGAGTTAAAGGGTGTAGTAGAGAAAGTTAAAGTCCTGATGTTGAAGGACGATTTGAAGTATGGGAATGACAGGGATATAGAATTACTTAACATGGCTTGAAAGGAGAAACGATGGAACTTTCTCTAATAAGAAATCTAATGGACAAAGATTTTTATGATGGTAACAAAGGCACAAGGTGTCCTGATAAACTCTTCACTAAAGATGTCCAGAAGATTAAACATGCAATAGATAACGCTATGGAAAACTATGAACGCAGTGTCTCACCAGAAGAAGTTGAGGCACTTTTTTTATCAGCTAATCCAACGCTTACTACTGCACAGAAGTCTGTGTTTACAGATATGTTTACAGAACTAAAGCAACAGCCACTAATGGATAAAGGTATAGCACGTGACGTTATGAGCACGTTGTTTAGACAGGTGGTTGGGGAAGAGGTAGCTAACTTAGGTTTTGATTTTGTTAATGGTGATGCTACCACCTTAGAACCATTGCGTAATTTACTAGACACGTATGCAGATGATTTTATTCCTAGCATACAGGTTAATTGGGATGAGACAGATATGGTCACATTGATTAAGCAGAACAGCATGGACCCACAGTGGAAGTTTAACATACGTACCTTGGCACGTAGAGTACCCGGCATAAGTCAGGGCCACCTTATCACAGTGGGTGCTAGATCTAACACAGGTAAGACTAGTTTCCATGCAAGTTTAGTTATGGGTGACGGTGGGTTTGCAGATCAGGGTGCTAACGTAGCTGTACTATGCAATGAAGAGTCAGTGCAACGTGTACGTATGCGATACATCAATGCAGCTACAGGCAGAACAGGCAAAGACATACTCAGTGATGTAGACAGCAATCTAAAAGTATACAGAGAGAAGTCTAAGAACGTGAGACATACAGATGCTACGGCTAAGACTATGGATTGGGTAGAAGCTGTATGTAAAAGATATAAACCTGACGTATTAGTACTTGACATGGGTGATAAATTCGCTAAAACTTCTACAACAATAAGTACACATGAGTTACTAAAACAGAATGCAGTACACGCTAGACAGATAGCCAAGCAACATGAGTGTGCTATCTTCTACATGTCACAGCTTGCTGCTGAAGCAGAAGGACGCATTGTTCTTGATCAGTCCATGATGGAAGGATCTAAGACAGGCAAGGCAGCTGAAGCAGATTTGATATTGTTACTAGCAAGGAACTCTATCAAGGAAGCAGGTGACACAGATGAAGATCCAGAACGGCACATTACTATAGGTAAGAATAAGATTACAGGCTGGCATGGTGTAGTAACATGTGAACTAGATAACCAAGTAGCAAGATTTACAGCATAAGGAGGACACATATGGTAAATATATTTAGACCCAAACCAGATGCAGAGGAGCAGATATTCTACCCCTTTGGACCTGTTATGGGTTATAAGAAACTAAGTGCAAAGTTTGTATCAGATATGAATGCATTCTTTGACAAAGACTTTGCATCAATGACAGACTACTCTGATCAGCTAGTCGGTAAGGTAAAACAAGAGTTGTTTTTTACTGATGAGATGCGAGACACATTTTTAAATGAGATCAAACAGTTTGTAGGTAGTTATAATAATACAGCTACGATACGTAACTCGTATGGACAGAATATGTTAGACACAAAGAATAACAATTATTCTGTACAGTTTATATCGGGATGGCTAGTGCGTCAGTTTGAGAATGATTACAATCCATTACATCTACATACAGGATGTAGGATGTCATGCGTTGGCTATCTCAAACTACCTGACGGCATTGACGATGAATGGCAGGAAGATTACAAAGATCATCATCCTTCACATGGACACATACAGTTTGTACATGGCACTGCCAGTACGTATAGTGCTACAAACTTTATGGTTAAGCCACAGGTGGGTGACTTCTATTTGTTTCCCAGTGAATTGTTTCACTGTGTCTATCCATTCAAGACTAAGGGTGAACGTAGATCCTTTAGTGTAAACTTTAACTTCCTTGAAATACCAAAGAAAACGGAGCATGAAAATGATGGAAAAGTTAAAGCATCAGTTGTCGGACAAGAGGGCTAGTGGTCCAGTGAAACTTACCTTAGACGTTGAGAACACAGTAACAAAGCGTAATGGTAAGTTATATCTTGACCCCTTTGAACCTGACAATACATTAGTAATGGTGGGTATGCTTGATGATTATGGTAATGAAACAATCGTTACCTTTGATCACAGTGAAGTATCACCCACCAATGATGGACACAAGATAGTACAGGATGCTTTGGATAAAGCTACTGTACTGATAGGCCACAACATTAGCCACGATCTTGTGTGGTTATGGGAATCAGGCTTTAAGTACAGTGGTACTGTGTTTGATACTATGATGATGGAATATATAACACAGCGTGGTATTAAGCAACCTCTGTCCCTTGAGGCATGTGCTGAACGGTATGAGTTAGATACTAAGAAGCAGGACACTCTGAAAGAATACTTAAAGAAAGGTTTGTCAGTGCGTGATGTACCCCATGCAGAGTTATCTGAGTATCTTAGTGCAGACTTACATGCTACACAGCAACTGGCACATGAACTTAATGTAAAGTTTAATAGTTCTAATGATGTAGGTCTTAATAAGATTAGATACCTAACTAACATGATGGTGGTTGAGTTATCTAAGATACATACACGTGGATTTAAAGTGGATAGTGACGCACTAGAAGAAGTACGTGTCACATTTGAAGAGGAAAGAAAGGAGATAATAGTATATCTAGATGGAAAGGTAAGAGAACTTATGGGTGATGTACCCATTAATCTGAGTAGTCCAGAGCAACTGTCTACTCTGATTTACAGCCGTAAGCCTAAGAATAAAACAGTGTGGATGAACGCACACGAACCTTATATGTCTAATGCAAGTTTCACAGATCTAATTCGTGATGAGACTGACATTGTGTATAAGTCTAAGTTAAAGCAGTGTACAACCTGCTATGGTTCAGGCAAAATAAGAAAGGTAAAAAAGGATGGCAGTCCGTTTGCTAAAGAAACAAGATGTACCACGTGTGGTGGTAACGGTTATCACGTTATTCCTACTAACGCTGTTGCTGGTTTAAAGTTTATACCACCTAATGCTAAGTGGGCTACAGCTAGTGGCTTCTCCACTAACAAACGCAATCTTGAGTTACTAGCTAATGCTGCAAAAAGAAAAGATATGCCAGAGGCTCTTGAGTTTTTGGAAAAGGTACAGAGGTTGTCTGCACTAGACACATATCTTTCTTCTTTTGTTGGTGGCATAAAGAATAATATTAAGGCTGACGGTATGTTGCATGTTAAGTTAAACCAGCACATGACATCTACAGGTAGGTTAAGTGGTAAAGAACCTAATATGCAGAACATGCCTAGAGGTGGTACGTTCCCTGTCAAACGTGTGTTTGTATCACGTTTTGATGGTGGGCATATCATTGAAGCTGACTTTGCTCAACTAGAATTTAGAGTTGCAGCATTCCTGTCACAAGACCCTATTGCAATACAAGAAGTGACAGAGGGTTTTGATGTACATGCTTATACTGCTAAAGTTATATCTGATGCAGGTCAGCCTATGAGTAGACAGGAAGCAAAGGCACATACCTTTGCACCACTATACGGTGCTAGTGGGTATGGCAGGTCAGAGGCAGAGGCTACATATTACTCACACTTTAATGAGAAGTATATGGGCATCGCAAGATGGCACAAGTCTCTTGCCAAAGAAGCACTAAACACTGGTAAGATACGCACACCATCAGGTAGGGAGTTTTCTTTTCCTGATGTGGTACGTAGTCCTAGAGGTAGAGTGAGTCATTTCACTCAAATAAAAAACTATCCTGTGCAGTCATTTGCTACAGCAGATATAGTTCCTGTTGCACTGTGGCAATTTGATCACATGTTACGCAACAAAAAGTCTTGTGTAGTAAATACTGTGCATGATAGTATCGTTATTGACGTACACCCTGACGAGTTGGATTGGGTAATACACGTAGTCCAAAGCACAAACGATAATATCAAGGATATAATACGTGAGTGGTTAGAGGTAGATTTCAATGTGCCTTTGTTATTAGAGGCAAAAATAGGTAATAATTGGCTTGACATGAAAGACATAACGTAGTATAACTTATGCTCTTTTGGAAAACATGTAGAGGAGAAAAACACATGGCAATGATAGAAACAATAGACACTGACAACTATGAAGTAATGGCTAAAGCAATGGGCATCACAGCAGATGCTAGTGCTAAGACTGCTCAAAGCAACCTAGCTAGATTACGCATTAGTCATGCACCTATCATGGGTGACACTGAAGTTAAAGGTAAGAAGGTAAAGATGGAAGTAGTACCCGGTGGGTATTACAGACTTGACGTACCAGACG